TTATTGGTTTTTACGCTGTCGCGGTCTGAACAAACTGCTGATGAACAGGAAGCATAAGGCTCCCAAAGCGCACCAGAATACGGCGCTGAATAACCACGCCATCTCCTGCCACAGCGAGCGAGTGGGCGTAAAGAAAAGACGCGTGAACAGCAAACAACAAGGTGCTGCAAGCATCGCGCCAAGGAGCGGTTTGATCACCTCCCGGCGATGAGAGCAAAAACTGGCGACCGCGCCTGGCAGCGTAAAAAACAGTAGCCCAATTTCAGGATGCCCGGCCGCCCGAAATGCCCCTTTCATGTTCATCGTCAGAAAAAGACAGACAACCACAAAGAGCACAAAGCAGCAGACCGCTCCTACCCAACCATGCTTATATTTCAATCTTTTCTCCTGACACTGTCTCTATCGAACACACTTTTCGCCAAAGGCGTCCAGTCAGATAAAGCCGTTCAGCATTCCGTGCCAAAATACGCCAACACGATTCTTATAGCCGTTGATACGTAATGAGATTAAACTAGCCAGATTATATTGTTGTGCCGCTTATATTCGGGCTGTGAATATGTCACAATCGCCCTTATTTGATGGCAAAACAGTAGCCTAAATTACCATTTCTTTCAACAGCTTACTCGTAAACAAGAAGTTAGTCTCCGTGAATATAAACGTCGCCGATTTGTTAAATGGGAATTACATCCTGTTATTATTCGTTGTACTGGCTCTCGGCCTGTGTCTCGGTAAATTGCGTCTGGGTTCCATCCAACTGGGTAATTCCATTGGCGTTTTAGTCGTCTCTCTCTTATTAGGGCAACAGCATTTCAGTATTAACACTGACGCACTGAATCTGGGCTTTATGCTGTTTATTTTTTGTGTCGGCGTTGAAGCGGGTCCTAACTTTTTTTCCATTTTTTTTCGGGACGGGAAGAATTACCTGATGCTGGCTCTGGTGATGGTCGGCAGCGCGCTGCTGATCGCCCTCGGTTTGGGTAAGCTATTTGGCTGGGACATCGGCCTGACGGCCGGTATGCTGGCTGGCTCAATGACGTCTACCCCGGTTCTGGTCGGTGCTGGCGATACGCTGCGCCATTTTGGAATGGAGAGCGCACAGCTTTCCCGGGCGCTGGATAACCTGAGCCTGGGCTACGCACTGACCTACCTGATCGGTCTGGTCAGCCTGATCGTCGGCGCACGCTATCTGCCAAAATTACAGCATCAGGATCTGCAAACCAGCGCCCAGCAAATCGCCCGTGAACGCGGTCTGGACACCGACACGAACCGGAAGGTGTACCTGCCGGTCATTCGTGCTTATCGCGTCGGCCCGGAACTGGTCGCCTGGACGGACGGAAAGAACCTGCGGGAGCTCGGCATTTACCGCGCAACTGGCTGCTACATTGAACGCATCCGTCGTAACGGTATTCTGGCAAACCCGGACGGTGACGCCGTGCTGCAGATGGGTGATGAAATCGCGCTGGTCGGCTATCCGGATGCTCATGCCCGCCTCGACCCCAGCTTTCGTAACGGCAAAGAGGTGTTCGACCGCGACCTGCTCGACATGCGGATCGTCACGGAAGAGATCGTGGTGAAAAACCACAATGCCGTGGGACGCCGTCTTGCGCAACTGAAGCTCACCGATCACGGCTGCTTCCTGAACCGCGTGATTCGTTCGCAGATTGAAATGCCGATTGATGACAACGTGGTGCTCAACAAAGGCGACGTATTGCAGGTCAGCGGCGACGCGCGCCGGGTGAAAACAATCGCGGATCGTATTGGCTTTATCTCGATTCACAGCCAGGTCACCGATCTGCTGGCCTTCTGTGCGTTCTTCATTATTGGTCTGATGATCGGCATGATCACCTTCCAGTTCAGCAACTTCAGTTTCGGCATCGGTAACGCCGCTGGATTGCTGTTCGCCGGGATCATGCTGGGCTTCCTGCGTGCTAACCATCCCACATTTGGCTACATCCCGCAGGGAGCGCTGAATATGGTGAAAGAGTTCGGCCTGATGGTCTTTATGGCGGGCGTTGGCTTAAGCGCAGGCAGTGGCATCGGTCAGGGGTTAGGGGCAATTGGCGGTCAAATGCTGATTGCTGGTCTGATCGTCAGCCTGGTGCCGGTGATCATTTGCTTCCTGTTCGGCGCCTATGTCTTGCGCATGAACCGGGCGCTTCTTTTTGGTGCCATGATGGGGGCGCGTACCTGCGCACCGGCAATGGAAATTATCAGCGACACCGCGCGTAGCAATATCCCGGCACTCGGTTACGCAGGCACCTACGCGATAGCCAACGTGCTGCTGACACTGGCGGGGACACTCATCATCATCATCTGGCCAGGCTTAGGATAAAACTGAAGTTGTCCCTTAAGTGAAAATTTTTTGCAGATATGTAGAACTTTTCCTCAAGGTGTCAGTCATAACTAGTGCCACTGCTTTTCTTTGATGTCCCCAATTTGTGGAGCCCATCAACCCCGCCGTTTTGGTTCAAGGTTGATGGGTTTTTTGTTGCCTGAATTTCGGGGGCTTTCTAATCAGTAAGTTACGAACCACCTTTGAGCCTGATGGCGACAAAATGGCGGCAGCGCTACGACAACCAAGGCAGTTCCAACCCAGGAGGTCCGTAGATATAACCACCACTGATCCAAAACTTACCGCCATGCTTGGGGCCATAGATGTAGTTTCCGCTTATCCAATACTTTCCTGAATTTCTTGGCCCATAGATGTACCCACCTGAAATCCAGAAGCGACCAGACTCCTTCGGCCCGTAAATGTAGTTATTGCTTATCCAATATTTACCAGAACTCATAGCTTCTCCATACTTGCACACCTCGGCGTTACAGATGCTTGAAAAAGTAGCATTCTTAGACCATCCGAAATGGTTTACAGCTAACAAATCGACACTCATCCACTTTACACATCGCTCATCAGCCATAAAAAAACCCGCCAATGGCGGGCCGGGTTCAGTAAGCGAATTGTTCCTGTATACCTTTCGGATGTGGCGGTGCTGCGCTGATTTTTTGAGGACGGCATACTGAGCGCACAAAAGTCTCATGTGTCACGAAGGTATGCCCGCATTCGATGTTAGTGCACTGGTTGTAGCGTTCTTTGGTTTCATTGGAAACTTGGAAGCTGCTTCGGGTATGTGCCGCCTGCCCGCACATAGGACAATTCATCATAATAATCAGCCCTCATTATTAACCAGTTCGCAATAATGATACACCATTGTTCTCAATTTGGAACTAATCATTCAATTTCGAACTCATTTATTTTCACCTCAAGTTCTAGACTGGTAGTAAAACCATTATCCGGGCTGACCGTATGCGTCAGCGTGGTGATGGTCCACTCAACCTCATCAATCGGCTGTTTAAACCCCGACACTTTTACCGGCATTTCTGTATAGAGATCTGCACGGCCCTCAGCGAGCTGCAGGGAGAATGACGCAACACCACGCTGCAGGCGTTCCCATTGCATTTTTGCCGCACGCTCAGCATTGCTCCGGTTGGCGTAGGTACGATTAAGAACCAGCACGTTTTCATCCGTTCCCACCAGATAATCACCCTGTTTTGCTTCCGGCTCTTTGGGTGTGGTGGTTTTCTTGCGACGTCGCTTTACCTGCGTTGTTTCTTTCCTCTTTGGTTCACGGGTATGCAGCCAACTGGCAATCACGCCTGTATACGCGCCACGATCGGCCAGGGTAAAACGATGACCGTCACCGGCCTTACGCTCAATGGTGATTACCGGCAGCGGCTTACCGCTCGCCGTCCTTCCCTGCCCCTGCCGGATAAACAGCAGGTTCCGGTCCTTCACGGAAGCAATTGCCCCGTACTGGCGCGCCAGCTTCATCAGGAAACTGGCATCGCTTTCATTGGTCTGGTCCATGTGATCCAGCGCCTTGTCCGTCAGGTCTTTACCCAACGCCATTTTGAGGTTATGCCGTGCTGCGATTTCCTTTACCACATCGCCAACGCTTGTCTGGTGCCATGACTTTTCGCGGCGTGTATTGAGGGTTTCACGGAAATCAGCGCTACGGGCACGGATAGTCAGACGATCAGGAGCACCGCTGTGCTCAATCTCATCCACGGTAAAGGCCCCTTTTGGGAAAAGCGGCTGGCCCTTCCACCCCAGCGCCAGATGAATAACGGCACCACGTCGCGGCAGAACGATCTGCCCGTCGGCGTCGTCCAGCTCCAGATCAAGCTGGTCAGCCTCAAAACCCCGGTTATCGGTCAGCGTCAGACTCATCAGGCGCGCATCCAGCGCGGTTGTCACGTCCTTACCTTCAATGGTAATACTGAAAGCCGGGCATTTGCTGTTAAGGTTCAGGAGTTCAGAATTAAAGTTCACTGCAGCAACCCTCCAACTGTGTTTTTAATTCCCCCAATTGCAGAGGATGCAGAATCCTGCAGGTTGCTGAGCTGGTCACTCAGGCTCCCGAACAAGTCAGACAGCGACTCATCAACCCGTTTGAGGGTAATCGTAAACTCAATGCGTCGGGGCATGCCGCTTGCAAAAAACTCCGTTTTGGTCTGGCTCAGACTTTCAATCACAAACATACCGTAAATGGTTCCACTTCCTTCAATCAGAGGCCAGGCTTTGCCCTGCTCCGCCATCAACTCCAGCGCCAGCAATGACAGCCTGCCGCCGGTGACTTCCGGCAGCAGTACGCCAGATAACGTGAGAGTGTCATTATCCGGCCCAAGGAACTGCGTTGACGGACGACGGTTCACCCGGTTGTTCGCAGCGTGTCGCCAGCTGCGCTGATACTGCAGCTCCTGATACGGCACGGTGCGCAACATAAAGACATACAGCCCCAGCACCATCATCATGAATCATATCCCCCTTGATCACTGAAATTACTGCGCGCTTTTGCTCTGGCCCTGCGTTCACGCTCGTCGAGCTGCCGCGCCACTTCGCGGGCAATATCCTGCGCACTCTGCCCCGGCTGGGCAGTGATATAAATGGGCGCGTTTATCTCATAGCGGATAACTGAAGGTTGGATATCTGTCTTAGCGGACTGCGTCTGGTATGCCCGCGCCGGGAGGCTGAACGGATGAAGCGGTGACGCCTCTGCCGGTGTTGCAGCAACCCCCATGACTCCGGCAACAATGGAAGCCAGTGCTGCAGTACGCCGCCGGCTGGTTACATTTACCGGACCGTTCACAATCTCCGGACCATTCTCGCCCACGATGCCAAACTGCCCACGTGGAATAACGCCGCCGCTGTCGTACATGCCAGCATAAGAAACAGCAGCGGCACCACCCGCTATCTGTATCTGTGTTTTGCCCGACGTGTTATTACCGGTCATCCAGTCAGGCAGATAATCGGTAACAGAGGAAATCTTGCTTTTGAGCGCCTCCCATCTGGCGTTAATCCCGTCCAGAATACTGTCAATGATTGCGCTCCCCATCGCTTGGAATTTTGCCGGGAGCGCCGCAACATCAGCCAGAATCGCATTCCATTTATCACTGATGGTCTGTCTGATACTGGCCCATGCTTCAGACACTCCGGCCCTGATGGCGTCCCAGTTTTTGGCAATCAACCCTGGCAGGGTGTAGTTGAAAAACAGAAATTTAATACCTTCCCAGGCATTGCTGACTGTCTGTTTAATCCATTCCCACGCTGCAGTCGTGGCAGCACAAACTGCATCCCACACAGCTTTGAACTTCGGTCCCAGCGTGTCCCAGTTCTGCCAGATATAGACTGCCCCCATCGCAATCAGGCCAATCACAGCCAGTATGGGGTTTGCGAACATCAGGCGGCCCAGCCACATAATCCCCTTACCAACACTGCCGATGGCCTTGCTGATCAGACCAAAGACGCTACCTCCTTTGATACCCAGGACAGAGAACTGCAGGCGCATCAATGCAAGAGGGCCAAGCACCGCCGACACTGCCAGCATCATTGTCCCCAGCACCGCTGCAACAGAGGCAATGCCCGCAACAACTTTCAGCAACCCACCTGCCAGCTTCGGGTTTTCCTCAACCCAGCGGCGAAATATTCCCGTGACCTGCTTTACCGTTCCCATGATCGCCATCAGAGGCTCACGCAGCGTTTCGCCCAGACTACTGAAAGCATTTTGCGCGCCCGTCTTAACCAGCAACCACTGCGCAGACAATGAATCTTTGTTGATGTCCGATTCTTTCTGCATGGAGCCGTTTGCGTTACTGCCGGATGTGAGTTTCAGCTGGCGCTGCAGCTCCGGCAGGTTGTTAGCCAGTTTTGCTGCATCATCGCCAAACTCTTTGCCAAAAATCATCGTCATGGCTGACAGGCGTTTATCCTGCGGCAGATTGTTGACCTTCTCCAGAACGCGTTGAATAGTGCCCATGGCATCGGTGGTCATCTGCTTTTCAATCTCTGCCGGATTAAGTTTCAGCAGATCCATACCCTCAAAGAAGCGCTTGCTCTGCATTGTCGCAATGGACAGTTCACGCACCATAGCATTAGAGGCACTGGCCGCTATTTCCGGTGCGGCACCAAGAGACAGGAATGTGGAACCAAGTGCTGCCGCCTTGCGATAGTCCAGGCGATCAGCCACGCCGCCCATACGCTGCAGCACGTCTATGATATCCCCGCCCTTTGACATGGCGTTATCGTCCAGGTAGTTCAGTGCATCGCCCAGTTGTTCAATATTGCGGGTTGGCACTTTATACAGCTGCGCAATTTTCCCCAGCCCTTCCGCCAGTTCATCGGCGGGCAGCTCAAAGGCCGTTGCGGCTTTTGCCGCTGTGGATGCAAAGGCCAGCAGGTCACGTTTCTGGTCCTCGTAAGGATCGTCCTGGTTGGTCACGCCCATGCGTGCGCCGCCCTCAACCAGCGCGGCATAATCAATGGCACCGTTTTCCATCGGCAAATCTTCGCTGGCAGCCTTAATGGCATCCTGCATGTCATAATATTGTCGGGTACGGTTGCCGTTATCATCACGCAGGCCATTCATCTGCTTTGCCACACCTTTCATGGCATCTTCAATGCTTGAATAGCTCTTAACTGCAGCCACCACAGGTGCCCCCATTGCCACCCCGGCGGCGGTAGTGCTCGCTCCTGCCCCGGCAATGCGATCCCGCACTTCCAGACTTCTGGAATATTGATCACGGGCAGCATTCATTCTGGCCTGCTGTTCACCCAGACGTTTCAGGGATTTCTGCTGACGGTCAAGCGCCTGTCTTGTTTCATCGGCATTCTGTCGCAGTTCCCGCTGCGCACTGCTGAGTTTCTTTGTGTCCAGCCCGGCTTCATTCAGTGCCAGACGCTGACGCTGTACTGACTGGCGAAGCCCGTTATATTTACTCTGCAGCTCAGTGACTCGGCTTTTTGCCTGCTCAAGCAGTCTGGCCTGTGCCGCCGTCGGGCGGTTAGTGGCGGAAAATTGCGTGGCGAGTTTTGCCGCTTCTTCCCGTGCGGATTTCAGGCTGTTGCCCGTGACAGCCAGTTGCGTACTGGCTTTGCGGAAACCGTCAATCTTACCCGCCTGCGTATCTAATTCTTTCAGCCGGGTACGGCTTTGCTGGATAGCGGCAGCCAGCTCTTTGGAGCTGGTCTGCGCGGCCCGGAATGGACGGGTGATTTTATCAACCGCATTCAGAATCACCTGCAGACGCAGGTTATTGTCACTCATCGCTGGCCCCGCTTCTCTGAATCGCTTTGTACCGCCACTCCAGCACATCAGTCAGCGGCATAACGTCAGTGATGGACGGCGACCAGTGAAAAATGGTGGCAATGTCTGCCACCAGATCATCAACCGTCAGGCTGTCGGTAAACCGGCAAGCACCGACTTCTTCAACAAAAAAGTCACCACCTCCACCGATAACGCGGTGAGATCGGCGGGGTCCAGTTCTGCCATTTCCTGCGCGGTCAGTGTCGGGCTGGAAATACGCGGGATGACGGTCATCATCGCGCCCACATCCATATCCATGATTGCCTGCAGGCGTGTCCCGCGCAGTGCACCGGACTGCGGTTTGCGCAGCACAATTTCGGTGATTTCAGTTTTACCGCGCTTGATCGGGGTATCCAGTTGCACGGTCCTTTCAGTCAGCTTGTCGCTCATGTTCGTTTCCTGTTAATGAAATACTGGCGCGGCTGCCCGCGCCGTTAAGGTTAATCAGAGGCCGAGGGCGTTACGGTGTGCTTCCATCAGGTCCACGCCGTCAACGATTTCAACCATGTTGACCAGATCGACCTCATAGAGCACCTCACCGTTAATGGTCAGCTTCGTGTAGCTGTTGGTGCTGCTGACTTTGGTGGAGCTGCTCTCGCCGGTTTTCCACTCGCCGGAATCCACTTCTTTATGACGCCCACGCACAACCAGCTCAAGGGCCTGCACTTCGCCGGTATCGTCACGCTGAATGGAGCCGGTGAAACGCAACTGGATACCGTCCACCGTGGCAGTGCCCATCTGCTTGAATAACAGCAGTTCAGTGCCGCCGATTGAAAATTCCGTGTCCAGTGCGCCGTCATCCAGCCCCATGTCCACATCCACCGCGCCCGGCATGCCACCACCGCGATACTTCTCAAACTTGCGGGTGAATTTCGGCAGGGTCAGAGACTCAACAATCCCCTGCCAGTTGTTCCCGTCGTTGAACAGGTTCAGGTGTTTTAACTTACGTGGTAATGCCATGTATCCCCCTTATGCACTGACACGGCTGGCAAAATCGACCAGGTAGCGATCGGTGATGCGCTGGCGCAGCATCAGGTTTTCAAGCGGCGGCACCGGCGTGTAGTCGTAGTCGATGGTGAGTTTTCCGGCTTTCAGGGAGTCTTTATCGTTCACGGATTCATCCAGCCAGCAGTCAGCCCCGATGAGATACCCCTGATTCACCAGGCTGCGCAGTTTGGCGCGGATACCTTCGATGATGTCGCGAGCCAGTGACGGGTTAAGTGGTTTATCCACTGCCCACATGTGCCCCTCTGCGATGGTGTCAGCCAGCACCTGCGCTGTGCGGGTGTAGTTTTCAAAAGCAAACAGCGGATCGTCACTGAGGCAACGGGAACCCCAGAAGCGAAAGCCGTCTTTGCGGATAAGCGTGGTGACGTCGTTCTGGTTCAGCAGTCCTGCATCGGTTGCCGGGTCCTGCAGATCCCAGAACACATCTGCGGAAATGCCGGTGACGCCGTTCACGCCCACGTTGGACAGGGTTTTGTGCCATCCAGTCTGCTCGTCAATTTTGGCGCGCAGGCCGAGCGCACGGGCGGAGGCGTAAGCCGTCGCATCCGCGCTCAGTACAGTGTCAAAATTGATGAAATCAGGCCAGATCAACATCCCCTCTCGCTGGCTGAAATTTTCCCGGTAGGCGATAGCTTCTTCCACCGTTTTGCATCCATAGGCAGACAGATATGCAAACCCACGCAGACTCTGCGCCACGCTCAAAAGTTCCGTAGCAACCGCCTGCGTGTCATGCCCCGGCACACCGAGAATGCGCGGCTTGACCTCGAGCTGCGCCTGCGCCGAAAGCAGCGCTTTCATACCTGTTTTTTTACCGTCGGCACTCACACCGCCGATAATGTTTGAGGTGGTTTCCGCTTCGGTTTCGCCCTGTGCCACACGCACAACTACGGTCACGGGTTTTGCCTGGTCTGCAATCGCATCCAGTGAACGTGCCAGCGTGCCGAACTCACCTGCTTTACCGCTGGCGGTCAGCACATCAGTCAGCAAGACAGGCTTATTAAGTGGAAATGTTGCGGGATCGGCATCGTCGCCGGTACAAACAAGACCGACAACCGCCGTGCTTACTGTTCTGATAGGGCGTGTGCCGTCGTTAACCTCAACGACGCGCACGCCGTGGTGGTAGTCCTGAGCCATAAGGCAGTCTCTCCGGTTTACAGGGTGTCTGCCTATGTTCTGGTTGATATGCATGCCGTGCACGCAGTCGGCAATGTGCCATTCATGACACAATGAAACCATTGTTAAGCTTGCCGACATACATCCCCGTTCCAGATGTTGGAAATGATGTATATTTCATTGTTTTGATATATGATTACATACTATTAGAAAAAATTAAGATGTGGGTTATGAATAGTAACACGTTAATAAGCAACAGAGAGATTCACACATTATCTTTTTTACGCGGCACTTCCGCCTTGTATGTCATGCTTGCGCACATATTAATTTGGGGAGGATATAAGGGATACTTCCCAAATCCTAAAGTTGCCGTGGATGTATTTATTTTTATTTCTGGTTTTCTGATCGCTACTGGTCTGGATTCCCAGAAAATGCACCTTGGGGATTTTTATCTTAAAAGATTTTTTCGCATCGCCCCCGCATATTATTTTACAATCGCAGCAATCACTATACTATACCCATTCATGAGAGACGGACTTGCTTTTATACAATCTCTTGACCGAACTCAATGGCCTGTAGGTGGAATATATGAAGCCACAAATGTAAAATACGACCTTCATAACATCCTGATGCATATATCATTTGTTTTTGGTCTTTTCCCTACATACTCCCAGTCATCATACATTGGAGACTGGAGCATCAGCCTTGAAATGCAATTTTATCTCGTTGCACCATTCATTTTTTATTATTTCAAAAGAACAAATGCCATTATAGTAATATCAATCCTAGCCATAATCATTTCCATTATCGCTAAAGAAACCGCACCTTTATTAAAATTCAGGGAACAAAGCCTCCTTATATACAAAATACATATTTTCATGTTGGGCGCTGTAACATATGAATACCTTAAAGCTTGTGGCCCCAAGAAGTATATATTATTTAGCATTGCTATCGGGATCATAGTAACTCAATTCTGGATGCAACGCTATAACGTACTGTCTAATAACTCATCAGTGTATCTGATTTTAACGCTAGCATTAATGAGTATTAAAAATAAAATTGATAATGTATTTAATAATTTCATGGTTGGGTTTTTATCACAAATTTCCTATTCCCTATACTTGATACATGGTGTTTTCATTGCGTTATCAGGTTATATTTATTCATTACTTTACCCTGTATTTAAAGATGAAATCTCTTTATTACACTTCATGGCCATCATAACAATTCCAATGTCTATTATTTGTGCGTATTGTATGTCCAGATATATTGAAAAGAATGGTATTACTTTTAGTAAGAAACTAATACGCATGAAATCACAAACAACAGTATAAAGACACATCTTCGCCTCCATGCCGGAAACACTCGACATGAAGGCGATTATTTTTAAAGGGATGGTTTTTGGGGCCAACAAATTGTCAACGGGTTTGATATATCAATGGACTCCAGCGCATCCAGATAATCAAGCCATGCGTTATATTTCTCTTTTTCTATTTCATTCAAACGCCCCATAACAGCCTTTCCTGGCCACTGTTTGCTGTTTATGAAATGATTAGCCTGATCAATTATGGATTGTTTTTCTGCTTCTGCCGCAGCGCAATCAGCAGCACGTTTAGTAGCAATATCTGTTATCCATTCTTTACCATTCCACTCATCGTATGAAGTTGATGGAGCGATACTTGTATAACCTTCGTGAATCTGACCAATATAATCCACGATTACAACTGTTCTATCTTTAGTTGAGTAAACGACCTGCCCTCGCCGGTCTTCTTTTTGTACCCATTTCTTCCCGTTAAAAACTGCAACCATTCCTGTAATCTCTTCTCCCGGATCGATATCAGTGGAGTGTCCCGGCATGCTTACTCCAATATTAATATATTCCTCTGACCATCCCGAGTATTCACCCGTTACAGGAGAGTAATAAAAACAACGAAGAGTACCCTCCTTAATAGCCAATCCATTATCATCAAATACAGGTTTCATCATTTGGCCCTTACGAGAAAGTTAAATGCAATGTTGCGTGGGCGATTTTCTGCGGCTGTTGGAACCACCAGGTCTGCGCTAAAACGAGCACCTTCCTTTCGAGTGTCATCAGATGAGGATTGAACAACCGGTCCTAAAGAGTTACCAAATGGCTCGAACGCACCTGTAGGACTACTCATCATCCCCGCGCCACTATTGTTCGTTAATATTTTGAAAGTACCCTCAATATTTCGAATGGCATCACCCTGAGCACTAAGCAGAATTCTGCCAGAATCAACACCACGTCCATCGTCCCAGATTCGGGGAAACTCACCGCGCGCTTCAGTCAGTTTCAGTGACGGGATCACCCGCGCCAGTTTCGGGTATTCAGTTGCTGAAAATGTGGAGCCGTTAAACTTAAGAAATATCATGTTTGACCATTCCGGCATCACTGTATTTGGCATGGCTGCAGACGGCCAGAAGAATGGAACCCCGATAGCTGGTGCACCCGCCCCCAAACCAAGGTATTCGAGAACGGCTGCAGCATCCACTTTGCCCAGCATTAGGCGAATAAAATCACTCAAATCAGCCAGGGCGGCTGACTTTTCTGCAGTGAAATATGGAAGCTTTCCTTTAGTCGGTTTCAGCTCAGCTAGCGCGGTCAGGGTATCGCTTTTCTGCTGCCGAGTTTCATTGAGGTTATCGACATAACCTCGCGTTGCCAGCACCACGGAAGGATCAATTTTCAGGGTGATGTTTTCAGTGCTGCTGGTAATCAGCACCATGCGCACGGTCTGCGTGCGCCCGCTCCCCTCCGCGAGTTGCGGCTTGTAACTCTCCGGGCAGTTACCCACGGCAATCAGTGCGCCGGTTTCATCAAACAGACCAACCTCACGAATCCACCAACCGCCCTCAGTTTCTGGGATCACCTGCTCAGCGATAATCTGGCTGCTGTTCTGCGGATCGATATACAGCATATTGAGGGACGCGCGGCGTTTTTCAGCAACCAGCGCTGTCTGCTGCGCGCTTGGAGTCGGCAGCACGCCGCCACCGTCTCCCACCGCCATCTGGGTAATTTTCAACGGCACACCGAGCACAGCGGCGCTTGCCAGTTTCGCCGCACCGATATCCGTCAGCAGGGTATAGAATTTTGCGCTCATGGATTCACTCTCATTGTGTCAATAACATGGACCGCCCCGCCCTCATAAGCGGCGCCGCCGGAAATAATGGTTTCGTTGATATACGGGTAGATCGTGATTTCTTCGCCGGTGTAGGTAGCCGCACCTACAAAATACGGTCCGCTGGTCTGCAGGTTGATGGACATGCCAACCAGATGACGGCTGCACGGTTTGGCATCACCGATCAGCCGTTCAAGTTCCAGATAGGTTTCTTCTGTTATGCCCAGGTCCTGCACGCCAATGTCCAGGCGAAACGTCCCTGGCATCTCGCCGGTCTGCCACCACTCAATGATGCGGATCATGAAGCCGAACGGCTCCACCACGCGCCGCACTGCGCTGGTTGTCCCCTTGTGCTGGTGAATATAGAAAGCATCCTGCACCACCCGGCGTTTGACGCTCTCCGCCCAGCTTTCGTCCCAGCGGTCAACGGAAAATGCCCACGCCAGATACGGCAGAAAGCTGACCGGACACGTTGCCGGGTTCCACAAATCGAGCAGCGGCACTTGCAGATCGGAAATCCCGCTGCAGGTCTGCGCCAGTCGGCGCTCAAGCAGCGATGAACCTGACGGCAGCAGGCTATTCATCCGTGCCCCCGTTGGTTACGTTCCATTCCGTACAGGACGCCGCCTGCGTCTTATCCAGCACCACATCAGCCAGCGGTGACGCCAGCTCCACACGCTGGACGCCCTCGACATGCAGCGCGGCATAAATCGCGCTACGACGGATATCACGGCCCAGCCGCGTCTGACTGGCGATATACTTCTGCAAGCTGGCTTTTGCCGCCGCCATCACCGGCTCAGCTTCTGGCCCCGGATAAAGATAGATCGTCGCATCCACGCTGTAAGGGATAATTTCGGCGCTGCGCACCGTCAGGCGATCTGCCACCGGACGCACGTTCTCACTGTTAAGAGCCTGCTCCACCACTGCCAGCAGATCAGCCTCTGCCGTACCGTCACCTTCACAGCTCAGCACGGTAAGCACCACCTCCGCCGGCGCCGGGCTGATTGCACTGGCATCAGCCACACGCCCGTCCGCGCTTCTGGCGTGAAACTCATAGGCCGCCGTCGGCCCCGCAACGGACAATCCCTCAAACGCCGCCGGAACACGCAGACGCAGCGCCTCATCGCTTTCCATCACTGCCGCTGCCGGTGGCACCGAGTCGTTGTCAGCAGGCGTTACCGTCAGGCGTTTCACATTGTAGTTAGCTGCCAGTTGATCGAGATCGCCGCCGATGGCATATGCCACCATGACCGCCTGCGCGGCCTCATTGATACGCTGGCGCAACAGGATTTCGCGGTAGGTGCTTTCCTGCAGCAGCTTGGTGACGGGTTCAGATTCCAGCACCAGCGTGCGCCGTACCGCGTCCTGCTCATCAGCCGGATAAAGGGCCACAAAAGCGGCCTTGCGTTCAGCCAGAAGGGTCTCAAAATCCGGCACATCCACTATCTGCGGCGCGGGCAGCTGGGAAAGGTCAATTACTGCCATTGTCTGCTCCTGTAGATACCGAAAGGGAAACCGGCGCGCCGTTGTTGCGCTGCCCGGTAAGCTCAACCACCATGGAGCCGTCAAAATTGCTGCTGATGGTGATGGAATCCAGCGTCAGCCGTGGCTCCCAGCGACTCAGGGCCACATAGACCGCAGACATGACCTGCAGGCGCAGCGCCGGGTTTTGCGGCTGGTCAATCAGGGCAGACAGCAGGGAACCGTACTCCCTGCGGGCAATCCGGCTGCCCTGCGGTGTCAGCAGAATATCCCGCACTGACTGGCGCAGATGGTCAGTGTCTGTAATGTTCTGCCCGTCTTTCTGGTTCATACCGATGTACAGCGTCATACCGGACCTCCGGTATTTGCTCCACCCTTCACAACACCGGTATGCTCATGGTCATCCACCACGATCCCGTTAGAACTCATCGCACCGCCGCCCTGGGTGACGCCGCCATTGATCACCACCTCGCTGTTAATGTGCGTGGTGTCAGCCTCCACCACAAACTCACCGGTTTTGAGGGTGATATTGTCCGCCGCCTCGATCACCATGGATTTGATGCCCCGGACATGCCAGCGCCCGGTGGCGGGTTCATACTCAAACCAGCCCCCGTCCGGGTACTCCGTCACGCAGCCGTCCACGGAATCCGACGGCGGCGCAAAATGATTGGAATAGATGGCAGGCAGCACAAAAGCGGTTTCCAGATTTCCGCCCATGCTCAGCACCACCACCTGCTCATCCGGCGACGGACACCACCATGTACGGGCACCACCGGCACGTAGCGTCAGCCAGTTAATCCAGTTGGTTTCAAGCTCGCCCACTCTCACCCGGCACAGCCAGTTTTCCCGGTCCACTTTGGTCACAGTGCCGGTGCGGATCAGGTTGGTGATAAGGCGCATGATTTCGGTCAGTTGTGTGTTCATGGCAGTAGTATCTATAAAACCATGACTCTAAAACTCATCAAACTCTTGTTTGGGTGATGGTACAACGTCATAATGTCGGTCCAACAAGGAGATTCCCCATGAAATATAACCGTGAAACATTGATCCCCGAACTACAAAAAATTGAAGGGGTTAATATTATGGATTCAACATCAACTAATAATGAAATTGCATTTGAATGGAAAGGAACTGTATTTTTACTTTCGCTTCAGAAAAGCGAAGCATCTTTTAATAAATCCCCCTCTTCTGGCCCATTAGAGAGTGAATTCAGCCTAGATTATATGTATCGCCCGATTGATTTATATAGTGAATTTTCGGTGATTGATAAATATCGAATAACCAACTTCATTACTGCAAAAACAAAAAATATTGCATCTGTGATTTATAGAGAAACCTCAGACTCCTTTCAAATATCAGCGAAGTACAGCCCCATATTAGAAAAATTACCTTCCTACAAAGAATTGGTTGAGCAAAATTATAAAAAAAACTTCCGTTACATAATATTATACCTAATGAGCTTATGCGTTTATATGTCTGTAGAGATAGCAAGTCTCATATCCCAAAACTTAACAAATGATGAAAAACAAAACATTATAATTTAAGGATTGCAATATGAAGACCAATTCAGAAATGAGTCTTTTCTTTTGGGCTATGTTTATAAATATGGTGGTGAGTTTTTTAATTGGCCATTTATACAAGGATTTTTTAATCTCATTTTTGTCGCCAACAATTTATTATCAATTCATAGTTTTCCTTTCCTTGCTCATTCCTTATATAATAAAATACACAAATCGCAAAATCAGAATATATAACTTAAGCAATGGAATCAAAAAAATAAAGCAGGAAGTAGACCCGGAAAAACAAAAAAAATTAGATGAATCGACTAAAGCTATGTATGAAAGACTTGTTAATACAGATGTCACTGCAAATGAAAGGATCAGAGATCTTCATGAAGAACTTGAAGCATTAACAAAGTAAAAATTATCCATAATGCTATTTCTTTGTTAACCAAAAGAGCAAATTATCAAAAATAATTGACCTCCCGTGAGAACCAATGCCCAGAAGCTTGCGCTCAGCATATTGAACTAGAGGGCCTTTATCGCTTACGCGGTCACGCAACCCATAGTGATGCACTCGAGCTATGCGTTGCACGTTTCGCGTAAACTTCACGCTGGCAGAGTCCGCACTGGCGGCAGTTTTCAGGTATTTTGTGGTGCGCAGCTTTGAAAACATCTGGCGTTTGATGCGGCCCTTCTTACTGCGGGCGGTTACCCGACGCGGCTCGTATCCGCTGCCGTCAGGGTTGCGCTGCAGCCGGATATTGTTTTGCTGGGTCCGGCGCAGCTCCTGCGCCAGCTCCCGCATCATACGCTGACGAGCAGCAGGCTCCAGATTCGCCAGCAGTGCCGCCAGCCACTCATCCACCTTATGCAGATTATCCACGTTTCACCATCCACATTTCCTCTGGCTCGTCGGGTTCTGGCTCTGCCTCAACCGTTGAGATCCCGCCGTCAGTGCTGACCAGCACGCGCTCCGTCAGTTGCAGGTTCAGGCTGATATCGCACACATCGTTGCGCAGAATATCCACTTCAAAGGTGAACAGTTTTTCGCGCAACTCCGGGTTGTTGATGGCGTCCGGCTGGTTGTCTCTTAGCCAAAGCAAAACAGGAGCCATCAGCAGATTCTGGTCGCCGCTGAAATCCTCGATTACCACGTTCAGGGTGTAGCGGTATTCCCATGACATAGAGCTGGCACCGGTTGCCACCAGTGAGCCGTTATCAACGAAAAGGTGCAGCTTGTCCGGGTTGTCGCGGACATAGGCAATCGCTTTATTCAGGGCGCTGCGTAAGGACTGCGGTTTGTTCACTGTCTCGCTCCTGACACGCAATAATCGTGTCGACTTTGTCAGCACAGACCGCCCAGGCGGCCTCGGTTTCATCCAGCAACGCATTCAGATCGCCGTTACTGCGCGGCGCTGACCTTTCCAGGCGGCACTGCGTCACTCTGGGACAGCCACTCACGGTAAGCTGCACCTCCGGCGAGGGCCGGACGCTCCCGCAGCCGGATAATGTCAGCAGGCAAAAGAGTATCAGCCCAGCGGCGTAAATCCTCATTTTCACGTTTCAGTTCCTCAATCCGGTGCTGACGGCTTCTCAGCAGTGCGGTTGTCTGTTCCGCTGCCGCATAAAGTCGCATCTGTTCCCGGCTGTTGGTTTCGGTCAGAATGGACAGGCCGATCAACTGGTTGTTTTTCTTCGTCAGTTCCTGCGTTTTGCTTTTCAGCGCTGCGCCCTGCGTCCCGATGGTGTGGCTGGCATTGTTAAGCCGCCATGACTGCCAGCCCAGCGCCACTATGACCAGCGCGAGCATTACGATCAGGGCGCGCATCATGCGCCTGCTCCTTTCAGACACCAGGCCAGTTCCCGCGCCCGGCGATTCTCCAGACCTTGATTTTTCACACCATTAACGTAAATCCAGCGCGGTAGCTGGTTGCATGCCTGCCACCACTGCTGGCGATTGATATATGACACCATGGTTGATCTGCAGATCGCGCCGGTCCCAACATTGAAACCAATACTCACCAGAGCATCGTAGACATGTTGCGGGGGCTTAACCGTCAGGCAGGCATCCAGCCTTTTTTCAGTCAGCAGCACATTGTTTATTAACCCCTGCGCCGCCTGCCGTTCCGTGATAGTTTTCCCCGGCACCACCCCGGATGTATTGCCGATCCCGTCAGTCCAGACACCTGCGCTGCACTGATACGGCTGCAGGCGGCATCCCTCGTAATCGGCAATCAGTTTCAGCCCTTCAACGGAGGTTTTGAGCGACTGAAAACCGGGCAACGCGGCGGCGATAGCCAGCACAGCCCCGACAAGGCAGCGCTTAACGATTGAAGGATTCATATTCCCCCCGTGAAATTTTGCCATCGCGCAGCAACCTGAAAGACTGGTGTTTGTAGTACCAGTTGATCGCCAGCATCAGCACACCAATCAGTACGCCGCCAACCGTTGATGCATCCTTGAGCGACAGATCGCCCAGCCATGCCAGCAGCACAGCGATGCAGTAAGTGATAAAGGTGCTGATTCGTTCAAGCGTCATAATTCAGTCCCATAGCTGAACGGTCTGCGCTGTGGTTGACGCCGTAATGTCCGGCAGATCCACCTGCAGCCCGTGCGGTAAAAATGGGCCGTACTCAGCCAGCCCCGGATTTGCCTGCAGAACCTGCTCAGTGACACCCTGCGTGCGCCCGTAATGACGCCAGCAAAGCGCGTCCACCGTGTCATACTGATGCGCACGCACTTTCATCAGATAAGCTCCACCGTACAGTGCGGTGCATCCTGCACCCGGCTGATAGCCCACCGGGCATCACGCCACAGATCGCCGCTGGCCTCCGCCAGCTCCTCCCCTCGCTTCACGCCTGACGCCGTGGCGTCATAGTCCTGATAGCGCTCATTGAGCACAGCGCGCGCCCAGCAAAAAACGGCGTTGTGGTAGTGCCGGATACGCTCACTTTTGCCGTCCAGCATTTCTGCGGGAACCTCAGCCAGTGTCCGCCAGCCCAGCATCTGCTGACGGTTGCGGAAGTAGAACAGCTCAGCATTAACCTCAGAGATCGCCGTCAGCACGACCTGCTTTAAACGCGGCGGCGTCACCGTGCCGTCAGTGCGCATCACACTGCGAAATTCCGACAGGTCCACATCAGGCCAGAACGGCGTATTTTTGATGACCTCCGCCTGTTCCGGTGCCTGTTCGGGCGCAACAAACTTCATGCGGCTTTCTCCTGAATAAGTGGGCGGTGGACGGGGTTTTGATGTGGCAGTGCATTTCGGCCACCCCGTGCCGCCCGTGCGCGGGGCACGTTCGTTAGCGGCTGTCATTGCGCAGTCTGCGCTCCAACTGCTGCTTTTCTTTTTTCACGCCACAGCGGGGATCGAGCTGCAA